TCCATTGATACATAGAGTTTGTTGGCTGCTGATTCGTTAAGTATTTTCGATGTAACTTTTGGAAAAATGTATTTGTATATAGCGGCTTCTGTAATTATATCAAAATCCTCTGGGATTTCGAACTCAGAAGCAAGTGCAACGGAATCATCTATTACTGTTCCGTCTTTGAGTGCTGGGTAAGACTTAAACATGACGCCAATAATTTGATTATCAGCAACTACGTTTTTTAATCCTTCCTCATCTGAATCTACAATTTCATATCCAGAATTATGTTCCCAGTTAACGGGCTTTAAAACAGGAGTAGCTCTCGCATTCCACATTTCTGATGGAAGAAATACATCGTCATTTTGATTCTGTCCTGTGCTTACCAAAACAGACTTCATATATAACAAGTCTGGTTGAGTAGCTGAGTCGAAACCAGCCGAGGCTAAAGACCTCATTGGAGACGGCGTGACTATCAAAGGACTTAGTATGGTTGTTTTATTTTCCATAATTTCTCCACACAAAATTCGCAACTATGAATTAATACACCACTTTTAACAAATCATTGCACATTAAAGTAGTTATGTGTTTTCGACATTTTATAAATATTATAAAAATAAGAACTTATGATTCTGTTGAATCAATCTTTTTGGTGCGTGGTCTTTGTGTTTTTTTAGATTTTGTTTTATCAATAACAGGGAAGTCAGTTTGCTTTCCTGTCTCTTTTGGCTTATGAACTAAGTGTTTGGCATCCTTACCATTAACCACCTGCACAACCTCTTCTACATCTCTCTTTTCTACAACAGCTTTTGGCTGTATGTTAAGAGACCTTGCTACAGTTGTTCTGCATGTTTCGTAGTTATTAACCGTAGGTGGTGCCTGCTTTTTGCGCACCTCTTTAAGTTTACTTCTATCCTTCTTATACATTCTATTCCCCTTCGTAAAGGTAGGTTGCCAATGCTACTGCCTTCATTTCTCTTCTAGCTGTAGCGGTAAGTTCATCTATATTCTCTGCAGAAGATTTGTAATAACCCTCTACTTTTCTATTAATTGTCGGATTCATAAGTATGAAATCGATAAAGTCGTCATCTATTTCATCATCTCTTTGGATGTTAGAGAAAATCATAAATGTTAGATATTCTAAGTTACTTCTATCCTCTTTAGAAAGGGACTTCTTATACTTAACACCCCTATCCTTTATTAGTCTCTTTGTGAGATTCTTTTCTATTTTATCGTAAGATGCTAAAGAGAATGACTTGAGCTTTTCATACTGCAGTATTCCAAGACCCATACCTTGAGGTTTTGTCTCTCTCTTTTTCTCTTGCGGCTCTCCTCCAGAACCAGGAGGTCTGCCCTTCGCGTTCTTATTCTTTTTTCTATCCTCCATTTGGGTTTTTCTTTGTTGCCTATCTCGCTGTTCATTAATTTCAAGCTGTTGCTCTAACTCCAGCTCTGCAACTTCCTCTAGGGATAATGTATTCATGGGGTCTGTGTATGGTCCGTGCTTTACAAAGACTCCATCTTCCTCCTCTCTCTTCATCCTTTCTAGCTCTATACTGGTTTCCATTCCGAAAACTTCGTGGACACGCTCTGCACTGATAACATTTCTATCTAGCAATTGGATAACGAGCTTCTTCTCTGCCTGCTCATCTCTTAGAGACATTTGGCCGAATCTTACCTGAGGAATATCCCTGTGGCCCATTACTTCAGCAATCATTCTAAGCTGAGCCTGTATCCACTTAAGAACTTCAGTTCTTCCGTCCTCTAATCTCTCTAGAAGTGTTCTTACCTGTAGGAATGCGTTTGAGAAGCTTCCACCTTCACCGCCACCTACGAGTATTGATGGAATTCCCATGCCAGATAGAATATCCTTATCTACACTCTTATACTTCTCTACTCCTAGAATCTTCTCGATTGGAGGATAGTTACTCTCCATTGTGATTGCATCGTTCCAGATGATGTTATGTGAGTATGTAGGTGTTCTAAGCATTTCTGCAAATTGCCTATAGTGCTCTGGCGGAGCTACGAAGCCATCTTTAATAGAGCCTAGCTTGAAGATTGTTATGGCATTGATGGTGCTGTTAATTACAGACCTATCCATAGCTCTCAGGTCTCTTTTGTAAAGAACATCGTTCATAACTGGCCAAATCATTGGGTCTGCCCAGTCTTCGTGGTCGTCCTTCATGTATTGAATTACCCATAGTTTGCTTGGGTCTAGGACTATTACCCTATCCTCTTCCTTTGGAAGATTCTTAAACTCTGGAGGGAGATTAATATCTGTTTCGTCTAGGACATCAACAACAGTCTCGTTTCTAGACTGCTTTGCCTTAATTTCATTAAAGGTATCTTCATCAAGGACAAACACCCACCTAGACTCTCCGAAGAACTTGCTTCCTCTTATATCCATCTGGAATGGATTCATTAGGGTATATCTCCAGGGAATCTCTCTTTCTCCGAGTGGCTTCTCCTTTTGTCGTTCTACAAAATCAACCTTACTTTCGAATGATGCATCATCTGTTCCACCCCTTGTGGACATCATCTTCTTTCTTGATACATCTGAAATCGTTGCCATAGTAGTATATACAAAGAGATTTCCATACTTATAATAGTATCTTAATATCTTCTTTACTATGCCTTCAAGGTCAACTATCTCTGCCCATCTCTCGTAGAACTTTTGAACAGATGGTCTTGGGTGAACAATTTTAAGGCCCTCTGCGGCAAAATTACACATTAGGTCTATGACGTTCTTTATGATGCCAAAGCCCTTGTATGCCTCTACGCACATTGCCATTTTTGTGTGAGCAAGCTGTGTATTTTTATTTAATACGGCATTTGCACCTGAGCCGCCGAAAAGCGACGGACTAAGTGAGGCTCCGTTTAGAGAAGCCATGTGTGATGTTCCTAGCCCAAATGGCTGTATAGAACATACTCCTCTTCCTCCGTTTCCTACTCCCCAGCCATGTATTCCGGCTCCGTTCTGACCCATGCCCCAGGCATTGTGGCTATCTCCTCTGTATGTAAAGCCTCTCTTTTGTATTGCGCTAGCTTGAGTTGAGTTTGCATCAAAGCTAGCCTGAGATGCTGCAACTACAGCATCAGTCATGGCACTAGTAACAGCAGAATTAATTCCTACTGGACTTATGTTTATCTGAGGGAAAGGTTGTGTCATTTTGTCTCCAATATAATTAGCAATTTAATCGCTAATATATTATACACCTAAAAATGGTCTGCCCATCCTCCCGGAACAGGATTGAATGTTTTTTGACCTTCTGAGATGTATGTCCTTGCTGCGTGGGCAGCTAATAATAATGCTGAATACCTATCTTTGCGCTGAACAACAGATATCGTTGTTTTGTGAGCAGTTGGGATGTCTGGCAAATCAAAGTGTTGCACTCCGGTTTTAGTCGCAGACACTACTATTTTACATAGTTCGTTTATCTGTTCATCAACTTCGTCCCAAGGTTCGTAAACATCTGATGGCTTACTTTCAACTCCTCCTATTATAGAGTTCTCAATTAAATCGATGTCAGTAGCATTACTTCTAAAAGGAAACTCTAACCTTTTATGTTCTATATCTGCAGCCAGGCCATAGTTAGCTTCACTAATCCAGGATGAGTTGAATGATACCATGTCTAAGATGTGTTCGCCATCAAATCTAGCATGCTCATCATCATTATACCTCCATATTGGCTTTTCACCGGCTCTAAATAGCTCCTTATTCTGCAACAGGTCTTCTACTGTATATCCACCACCTCCGGTATCTACCGCCATTCTCACAATGTTAAATTTGTGTAATAGTTCTCTTAACTTTCTTACACTTGTAATCCAATTTTTATTATTCATAGAGTAACAGTATACATTCCTATAGCCTCTGCCGTTTGGCATTAGCTTTAATATAGAAATTGCAAAGTTGTCTGTCTTCCTTGCTGGGTCCACCCCCATGACGTATTCATAATTAGGGTCGCCCTTTATCTCCACTGAGAATGGAGACCTAGAGTCATTAAACCCAGGCGTGCTATTATTAATCATTGCCCTCTTAAAGAATCCGTCAGAGTCCGTCGGAAACATGCATTCGTACTCCATAGAGAATAAGGCTCTTGGCATAGTTGCCTTCGCCTGAATAATCTGCTTCTCATCCATAAAACCCTTTGGTAGCCCAGTATAGGGTATTTGAACAATTGCGTAGTCTCTATAGTCGAGGTCGCCTTCTAGCTTAAACCCATCATCATCGTCGTCTGTATTGAAGGTCTTATTTATAGTCTTTGCATCTCCAATGAATTTATTTTCTATGATTGCCTTATGAATAGAGTATAGCTTATAGTAATGATTAAACTGATAATTTGCAGTTCCACTATATATAATCTTGTTACTTCTTACCTTCTTTCTATCTTCCTCTTTCATCTGTCCGGCTTTAATTAATTCATCTTCTAGCTGAATCTGTCTTGCCTGCTCAATCGGGTCTGCGGATACTGCGGCGAAACCTCTAACAACTACCTGAAAAATCTCTTCTGGAATAGAAGCATACTCGTCACATAGAATGTCGGTGGCTCTTACTCCACGAATCTTTTCTCCGTTTCCAAGGGGTAGTGCCTTAATTGTGCTAGTCCCTACAATCATCTCTCTAGAATCGTTTGGCTTACTAACTCTTGCTACAGCAGCCTGGGCTATTGGAGACGAATCGTAAATTTGCTCTATGTAATCAAAGACAAGCTTGCTCTGTCTGAATGATGCGGCTACAATTACTATCTTTGACCCAGGAACCATCATGGCCCTCAGAAGCGCATATACCGCCAGCAGGAAGGTTTTCCCACCTCCACGGGTCATAAGCAGTATAGGGAATGTTTTGTGCCATAGCGTGTCTAGGATGACGCTCTGGAAGGGTGCCAACTTTAGAGGCTTACCTTTCCACTTTAGCAGGTTATGAACTGCGAATGTTAAATTATTTAGGCATATATCTACGAACTCATAGTATGGGTCTTTAAACTTTCCAAATCTTTCATGGAATGGATTTCTTATTCTTATATCTTCCTCTAGATTATAGGAGATAGGAAGTCTAGGCTTTTGTAAAATTTCTGGGTCACCCATTATATAACTCCGTCTTCACAGTATTGGAATAGCTTCTTTAGCAGTCTCCTTACGTAAGCCTGCGCGATATCTACCCTCTTACTTGTGAATATTACATGGACTCCGTGCTTTATCTCTAGAGATATTAAATTGGCAAAGATGTATTCTGGCCTAACTTTGCTGTATCTAATTCCCTTATTAACATCTGCAACAGAACCTTCTATAATTAAATACTTAACCTTATGGTCTTTTGCGCGCTCCATCTCGCGCATAAACCTATCTCTGCCCTGTGTTAATGTTCCCCACAAATCATCTATTGTCTTCCTCTCAACCATAATTACATCTTCGTAACCTTCGATAGAGTAATCTCCGACATCGAGCTTTATAGTTTCCATCTTATTGCAGTTAGCAGATGCCCTAAACTTATAGCCGTGGCCCGCCTTTTCTCTTGTGTCTCTAATTATAGTAAATTTTCTGTATTTCTTCTTAGCCACTTAACCTCCTAGTAGGTATCTGAACTTATCCATATCATCTTTGCACTTCTCTTTGAAGATTTCCATAAGACCGGCCTGGCGACCCATTTCCTGCCTAGCTATGTCTGTCTTATATGCCATGACTATTGTGTGGATATTTTCTGTCTGTTCCTTATCCTTTGAGAGTCTTCTCTCTCTAGTTACGTTCAAAATCTTTTGGTAATCGACGAAGCGCTTTTCCGACTTCTCTAGAGTTTCATATAGGCCGTGAACCATAGGGGGTCCATCTTCTTCGTTTAATTGCTCTGCCCTTCTTATGTGTCTGCGTATTCTACTGATGTTAATATCAGTCATAATCATATGGTGAAGTGCATCCTCTTCATTAGGCGTCATTGTATCTACAGACTCAAGAAAGTCTACGTATTTATATACATAAAGCTCTAGCTCTTCATCTGATAGCTCTTGCTTTAGGCTATTATATCTAGGGTGATTAGAAAAATTATCCTTGAATAGCGCTATTCTTTGGCCCTTATCTAAATTTGCTAAAGATATCCTTTGCAATGCAGTTAAAGAGTCTGGCCCACTTAAAGAAGATACACTCTCCTTTAGTGCCTCCTCCTTCTCCTCCTTTGTTGGTCGCCCTGCTCTTTTAGACCATCCGTGCTTCTTTCTCTGCCTAGCTACGGACTCTTCGCTTCTTCCCAGAATTTGAGCAATCTCCTTGTCGGTTCTACTCTTCCAGTTGCTTTCGATGAAAAGAATTTCTTCGTCTGAGTAATGATACTTAGCCATCATTCGTCCTTATTTTTATATATTGTTATCGGTGCTCCTGGGTCTGGAACTCCTCTGTATGTTCTTGAGAATCCTCTTGATGATACTTCGTGTATCAATGCAAGCCCACCCTGAACATATCCAATCTTATAGCATAGGTCGCTTTCGGCTCCGGTGCTCCAGAACTTCTTTAATTGAATATAGCCCTCTTGATGGTCCGGAATAGGGACTTCGAGAGGGCCTAGCTGTAATCTCAATTTTGTAATCGAAAGCTTGTTCTGCTTTAGATATTCTGCCAGTCTCTCCCAAGCGGAGCCTAGACCTGCCCTATTATCCTCAAAGATAGTTTCTCCGTTGGACAGTGAGGCAATCCATCTGTTCTTGGGGACAAACTTATCCACCCTTTTTGATAAAATTATATCACTCATAAAAATACTCTCCTGTGTTTCTATCTAGTATTTTTACCTTTATCTTATCTCCTAGTTTGTAGTAATCATTCTCTCCTTTAGGATATGGAAGTGCGTCATACTTTAGGTCTTTAAACATATTCTTTCTACTTTTGCCTGTAAAATATACGTATCTATACTTTGCAGTCCTTACTTTTCTTAGGTGGTTATAGTCACTGCAGTAGTGTCTCGGATGTTTGTTCCCTGGAGAATACTTATCTGTTCTTGCTGTGGTCTTGCCTGTGTAAATCCAATTTGTTGCCTGGTATATATATCCATGATGTCCCATCCCTGAATCTGCATAGCTTACTAGAATTAGGTCATCTTTCTTGAGCATCTTTAATACTTTAGATACAAACCTGCTAAGCGTATTCTTTGGGAAACCTGGATTGATGACTAACCTATTAAGCTCGTAAACCTTCTCTTTGTATTTCGGACCACAAAGCCCTGCAGCAAGAGGGGCGCTTGCGGAGCGCCCAATAGTCAGAATACCTTCTAAATTATCATTTATAAATAGCCCAAAAGAGAAATTTATAATAGGAACTCTCTTTGCGTAATGCTTATTTAATATAAAATCATACGTTTCTTTATTTTGTATTTGTCTGACGCAGAGTTTCATTAGCCAACTTATGTGTTATCTGTTACTGTTTTATTTTTTTCCCACATTTTGCATGACCAATATTTTGCCTTCCACTTTGGACCTGGACTATCGCAATTGTGTCTCGCCCTAAAAGATTTTCTTCTTTCTGGGTCATCTCTTTTAATTTCCATCTTTGGGTCTCCGAAATTTACCTTTACGATATTTCCTTTGTCATTCTTTACATATACACTAAATTTCTTTGGACCCTTTGGTGTTCTGAATGGCTTATTTAGTGGCCTAGGTGGCTTTTTATTTTCTTCTGCCATTGCGAAAAGTTCTGTGGCTCCGCACTCATCACTATAATCCTCTTTACAAGCCTTGCAACAAGATTCATTGTTAATGCTAAAAATTTGTGATGCTTTGCTAAAAATTTTTTTGATATTCATGTTAATCCTTAAATGCACCCCCCCACAATAGGTTACATCCTGACTTTGGATGCTTACTGCAGGGGAGGGCCTTATGTCTTATAGGAACTCTGTTTCGAAGTAGTACCCGAGGTCTGTCTTCTCTCCAATGCTAGTCGGAGTTACTGTAACTCCAATATACCATTCATTCGTTCCTGATGCAGTTGTCTTATCGTCTAGTGATAGCACGCTACCTGAGCCAAAAACAGTCGTCCAGTTAACATCGCCAGAACCTCTAACAGAAGGGCTTGGCTTATTAATCTCCGCAGCAAGAATATTTACTCCTACTGGGCTATTGTCAATATCCACTCTATCGAAGGCTCTAAAGGCTGCGTTTTGTGGCTTTACATCACTATCTGTAAGCAGTCTAATCCTTAGCGTAGCCTCGGTGTTATCCACTTCCAATAGCTCTGTAGCTGTAAGCTCGCTGGCTACATATGCTCCGGATACGTTTGCCCACCTCAGGTTTGGAACCTGTCCGTGGTTTGTCGTTCCATTATCATTTGTAACGAAGCTTGTGTTGTTATAATCCCCTACTCTAATAGAGAATCCAAAGTTGGCACCGAAGTGCCCTAATGTGTCATTACTTCCTGACTCTGCGGGGACGATTTCGTTTGCACCGTCTCCTCCATACCAATCAATTGTAGTAGCCATTTTAACCTCTTATCAATGGTTTAACCTATGAAAAATTTTATCCGAGGTTGACTATGCCTAAGCAACATCAAACAACAATTATCCTCTCAGTAATTCTTTTACTGATATTTGAACCCTTGCAACCTTCTTCTTAGAAAGCTTTGTCTTGGTTCCATTAATTAACTTAAGTAGCGTTGGTCTAAGTTCTTCATCAATATTATCTATGAGAAATCTTTTAATGTCATTTGTCATTACACTATTCTCAAAGTAATTATACGTGATGTCTCCAACTATATCTATGCTTATTGGATTTTTAACCGTCATTTTTCTTTCGTTATTAGCCTGACGATTCTTCCACTTCTTGCATACTTTACTAATGTCTTTATCTTCTCCATGTAGCATTCTGCATTCTTTGCTACATGTTGATGCCGGTCGAATATACTTATCTCTTTTGAGATTTCTAAGTGCATTATCTACACATCTTCCGAAGAAGTTAATCCACTTGTCCTCTTTTACCTTCTCAAAATCAAAGTGGCCCAATACCTTTAGGCAAATTATTCTTATCTCCTGCCCTATATCATCTCTATCGTAGTGGTCAAATGTAAACTTGTCAGATTTAACCTTGACCAAATACTCTACCATACTTTCAATATCTTTATACGTCGGCTTGTTCCTCTTCTTCTGCTTCTTTTTCTTGCTCGAGTTCTGCAATTGTATACCTTTCAATTAAATCCTCTTCAGATACACCAGCATTTGCCTTTTGCTTGATAGCAGGGCAGTCTGGAGACTTCTTGGCAATGATTTCAGTTGTCACTTGTAAATCGAACTTTTCTGGGTTCATTTCTTTTCCTTTCTATAATGCCCTCCATTTGTTCATATGTGAGCTCTTCTATGTTACCTCCGCAGCCATCGCCGCAAATCATAGTTGCTTTAATATACTTAGACGCGGCCCAGGTGCTATCGCACTCGGAGCATCTAAAGTAACGCATTCTACTTTCCATAATATACCCCTAAGTCCCGGGTCCACAGTGGCATTTAAATATATTAAGATACACTCTGTAATAATTTATACACCAAAAAAAAAGAGACCCTCTAAAATAGAGAGTCCCCTTGTCTTTAAATGTATTATTTTATTCTATCTTTTCACACTTTTTTCTCGATTTTTTCGCGCATACATTTATTTGAAGATTAAAGACGATTTTTTCATATATGCATACATCTTACAGCGGTCGCATTTAAAGATGCCCTTGCATTCACAACCAAACTGCTTTTCCGCCCTTCTTCCCATCTTATTCCAGCTTTCCATACATGCCTCTATGGTCTGCAGGCTTCCTGAATTTTCCATAGAGTATACTAGAAAGGCCCTCAATATCTCTACATTCGTCATACTTCACAGCTATCCGTCGTGCAGAACTTGCTGCCCTTTACACTCTCTGCCGTATTAGATAAGTCGAGCGTGCTGATGCTTGCGGCATAGTTGGCCAATATTTCTGCATCTACTTCTTGATATGGTGCCTGGTCATATCGGTGATTCTCTAGTGGCAAGAAGCTTAGTGTCTTTACGTATGGGGCGTAAATTTCTATAGCTCGTTCCAACTCTTCCTTTTCGTGCCCTCTGATGGTAACAGTAACGGAAACGCTATTATCGCTCCACCAATACTGCATTTCGCGCACCAATGCCATCTGCTCCCAAATACTAACATCAAACTTGCTCTTGGTAAAGTTCTTTTCCTTAACGGGGAAGTAGATTACAACGGTTCCGCCTTGCTTTGCATAGCCCTCAAGAATATATGGGTCTTTAGTTACATCTCTGCTTATTTCCTCGTATGCGTCATTTAGGGGATTATCAGCAATGCCGTAAGTATTAGACAGTATATAGTCTTTTTGCTCTGTAGTGATATATTGCCCTTGTTCAAGCAAATCTAACAACAATTCCTTACCTGTTCCACGGCGCTCATACTCTACGCGATAGCCTGCCGCAATTACTCTATTGACTAGTTCGTTGCTAGAGTCACAGCGTACGGTTCTCATGTAATTCTCACTGTGTGTCCAGTGAACTCCTGGTGTTGCTCCTGCTAGAATACTTACTGTTCCGCTTGGTTTTACTGTAGTAGTCTTAATTGAACGGGGAACTCCGAGCCAGCGTGAATAAATGCGGTCCAGGCTTTTGATTTCCTCATACCCATTATTGCAGAATGTTTCAAGGAACGCTTGTAGTCCAAACTTCGCGACTGCCTGCTGAATGCCCGACATGCTGCAGCCAATGCGGCGATTACGCATCATGACAGAATTAGTTCGCTCGTCGTGAGTTGGCACGAGAGTTACCGTCTTAGCATACATGTAAGCATACTTCAGCGTGATTAGGTAATCCTCCGCACTGTCGTGATTAGCCGGGTATGTCTCTACTAGGCAACATAGCTCCTTGTCCTCTAAGGACTGTTCGGCACATGGATTAAACCCATCTACGTCGTCATACTTATCACTCTCAAAGCTATGCCAGCCATCCTTAAATCGACCGTAATGGCGCGCGTTGTCGAGGAAGATTAGACCCGGCTCTCCATTCAATGCGATGTTCGGGGCGAGTGGCCCAAAATTACTCTTTGCACTGGCGAAGACGCTGTTGTTCGATGCCCAGCGGCGGTCACTAAGCTCTGTCGGATATTTGGTATAATCCTTCATGCTTACGTAATCTTCGTCATCAATTTCGCCGATTGCAATTTCGGCACTACGTCGGACATTTCCGGCAACGACACACTTGCCAATGAAATTCATTAGGTCTACTATCGCCACCGAAGTTATTTGGAGCCCAACGAGAGAGGAAAGAATTGAATCAATTGACTGGTGAAGCTGTCGTAGCGGCTCAGGTCCGCTTGCAGTTCCGCCGAACCCTCTGATTGGCTCTCCTGCCTGTCTAATTTCGTCATATATAAAACGGTAATTGGGACCACCGGCGTAGCTGTTAATTTTCAAGTATACGCTATGAACCCAACCTTCTCTATCGTCTGGAATTGTAAAGTCGCCCGCACAATCCTTAGGAGCCTTGATAGTAACTGCACCTGCTCCTGCGGTATCGAATCCTACCCCAACACCAAGCATTAGCATATCCATCGCCCATGCAAATGAATTGCCTAAATCGACGCTAATATCCTTCGTAGAGGTAAAGCCACAGTTGTTAAGTGCCGCGCTGCCGACCTTGTCCACCATTGGCGTGCCCATTATCCAGAAGCCTCGTCCTGGCGGCGTAAATTTGAACTGCCACATACGTCGGAAGAATTCTTGTGCGCTCTTCTGGGCCTTGTGAGGCTTCCACGGAAGGCGGTTAGCCTTGCAGTGTTGCATTTGGATGTTGAAGACACCTTCTGTCACTCGACGACAAGTGTCTACATATTCCTCCTGCTCCCCGTTCTCCATAATTCGGGCATAGGTTCGCTTATAGACAAAGTAAGACAAGTCCCCAAAACCCCAGTTCGGTTGCTTGCCTTCAAAATTGTTTAAAAATAGGGGTGAAAGCTTAAAAGTCGCCATTTATCCAATCCTCCAATTCTTGTTCGGTGAGCCCTCTGAAGCCTAAATTCTTCATTGACTCTATGTATTCTGCTTGATGACTCACAATACTGTAATTATAGTCATCGAGCTCTGTTAACCCAATGGTATCTTGTGCAAATACACCGTAGGGAGAGCAAAGTAATACGCTGACGTCCATATGTTCGCTCAGCAGTACGTACCACATACAGTCTCCTGTATCTTCGGAGCACATTGCAACTCCTATATCCATGTCGGCTGACAGGGCTATCTCCTTTAGGCAATTAGTAACCTCTAGCGTCTTATCGCTAACGTAATCTGGACTGTTCATTTCTTCCTCTTTCATTAACTGTCCCACTACAGTGTAAAGAGTTTAAGATGCAGCCGTTTGTCAATAAGATGGAAGGGAATTTTGAAAGAAAGAAGACGCGAAGGCGTAAGTCTAACACTGGGAGGTAGGTTTAGCTTGAACATCTATATTTTGTTGTTTGACTTTTAGTTGGGGCACCCGGCCGGACCTGCGGCGTCGTGCGGCAGGGGCGCTGAAAAAACCCCCACCCCCGGGCCGGGGGG